TTGCCTTCTGTTCGTCAGTAGGATTCGGGGGATACTTGATTGTAATAGTTGAGCCGTTAAACTCTTTCTGTTTTGCCATTTGATACCTCTTCATAAACAAACTTTATCTTATCATTATACTCGATTGTAGCCTCATCTACAATAAGTTTTTTTACACCATCCTTGGCGTAATCATACATATGAAACTGATGTGGCAATAATACATCCTCAATGATGCTCTTTAGACCACGGGCACCAGTTTCTAATGTAACCGCTTTATCAGCAATAGCCACTAACGCTTCCTTGCTGAACTCCAACTCAATGTCCTGTAAGGTGAAATAATACTTATACTGGTCAATAATACAGTTCTTAGTATCAGTCATAATATGAACCAAATCAGCCGCATCAAGTTTCTCAACATGAGTGAATACAGGGAAACGACCAGTGAACTCAGGGATAAGACCGAAACTCACGAAATCGTGAGGTTCAATATCATTCAACATTTCTAGTGTGTCTTTTTCTTTTTCAGAAATAGTTGCACCGAAGCCGATACTACCTGGTGTTTTGCGTTTCTCAATAATCTTATCAAGTCCCACGAATGCGCCAGACGCAATGAATAGGATGTTTTCTGTGTTGACATTGATCAACTCTTGTGATGGGTGCTTACGCCCACCTTGTGGTGCTACACGACAATCCGTGCCTTCTACTAGTTTTAATAGGGCTTGCTGTACGCCTTCACCAGATACATCACGGGTAATAGATACATTCTCACTTTTACGGGCAATCTTATCAATCTCGTCAATGAAGATAATACCGTTCTGTGCTTTCTCCACATCGTAATCAGCAACGTGTAGCAAACGGGAAATAATGCTTTCTACATCATCGCCTACATAACCAGCCTCTGTAAGAGTAGTGGCGTCAGCGATAACAAATGGAACCTCTAGATATTCCGCGATTGCACGGGCAAGCATAGTCTTACCGTTACCAGTAGGACCAGCAATCATGATATTTGACTTCTCAATCTTTAGGTCTTTGGGGGGATGATTAATACGCTTGAAATGATTTGCTACGGCAACGGATAAAGCAATCTTTGCTTTATCTTGTGAAATAACATATTTGTCTAGGTGTTCTTTGATTTTGATGGGATTTAGATAGTCTTTGTTGATTAGGTTTTTCTTTAGTTTGGTAAACCTATCGTTCTCAAGAATGTCATGACATAGATCAACACACTCATTACAAATGCTTGTATCGTTGCCCACAATAAGCTTATCGACCTCGTTGCGGTTCTTTCCACAAAAGTCGCAGTTTAAGTTCTTTTCATTCGTCTCTTTGCTCATGCACAAACCTCAGTATGTAATCGATGGGATCAGTTAGTTGGTTCATATTCAACGACTCTATATCGTGTGTATTATTATAATACGAAACAGTGGGGTAATTCAATATAAATCCTTTAATCAAATCATGTTTTTGAAGATTAACAATCGTTCTGTCAACCTGTCTACTAGTATTTAACAACCATTCGCGCTCTGATTTATCGGAATACCCCAAATGAACACTCATAACGATATCCGAATCAAGTAGAATCTCCATAATGATCTTCATATCATCGGGTTCTATATCATAAAGCATAAGACTTGGTACATTGCCGTGATAGTACGTAGGAGAAGAAACTATGATAAGTTTATTGTCCGAGTACATCGTCTTTGCTTAATAAGGCTTGGATTTCCTCTTGTTCTTTTTGGCTCAAGTCGTCAAGTTCAACGTTGCCTTCTCCCAACTCGTTAATAAGATGCTGTAGATATTGTTCATCGTACTCAACATCAACGTCTTTTACAACTTCTACCCAACGGGAACCATCGTACTTGTATAGTTTACTTGGTAGTTCATCAACACGAAGAAACTGCTGACCGTTTACTGGGTTAGATGGGAAATCTGTACCAAAGGTAGCGTCTTTTGGCGTACCTGTGTCGGGACGAAGAACCATACCTGGGATTTTCTCAACAAGATTATATTTCTTATTCAACGAAGCAACTGCATTATCACGTGCTTCAATGTCACTTCTGAGAGCGTTATTCTCTTGGCGAATACTTTCTAGTTCGTTTCTAACTTCTACCAAAGCTTGTTTTAGCTCGTCTGCAACTTGTTCCTTTGTCATCAAACTAGCACGAATACTTTCCATTTCTTGCTCTAGGTTTATCTTCTGACTTTCAAGTTGGTTAATTTCGGCAACCATTTCTTCTAGTTTTTCAGTATTCTCAATCTCAACGATTTTCTCAATTTCCGTTGGCTTTTCATCCAACGTGCGACCTAGCTCTTCTAGGATTGCGGTATACTCTTTTAGTTCCATTTCTTTTTCCTCTAGTTGATGATACACTTGGACCAATGCTTCCTCAAGCTCGGTCATTTCTTCCTCTTTGGTCAGGTTTTTTTTAGATAGTTTTTCTTCTAGTTCTTTTTCTTTTTCAGCTATCTTTTGTAGTCTTCTTTGCTCTTCTTCTTCTAGTTTACGCTGACGCTCTTCTTCCTCTTTTTCGTCTAAGCCTAGTTCTTCTCTTTCTCTGCGATACTTTAGGAAAGCCCAATCACTAGCCATGACCAGCCAAATAGCCAACGGGTCAAAAGCAAGCATGAATAGCACAATAACAATACGGACTGCTTTACCCTTACCTTGCGGGTCTTCCTTGAGGTCAAAGCCAAATAATTCTGCAACGTACTTTACAGGACCAAGCTTGGCTTCAATCTCATTTATTCGTTGTCTAATATTTAACTTCTCTTCTTCAAGGGTACGGATTTCTTTACGCTCTTTAGCAATCTTTTCTCGTAGACCGTCAATATCTTTTTGTAGTTTTTCTCGTGCTGCTAGACCTTTTGTAACAGCACCTAATTCAGTGTATCTGTCTAGACTTTCACGAATTTGTGCAAGGTCTTTCTCAATGTCCTTGATAGCACCCTTGTGGAAACCGATCTGATTATCAACGTTATCTATCTCAGTTTGCATTGAGATTTCTGGTGCTTCTTGTTCAATGTGTCCCTTAGATAAGAAACCAAAGATACCCATACTCGTAATAAGCATAAGAATAACGACCATCATTGTCATTGGATATTTTATTTGCCCCGGCAATTCTTCCCAAAATCTATGCAGGAAGAAAGTTGCTACGAGCTTCCCAATCTCCAGCGTGGTAGCCATAATGATAACAGGAATGAGAGCGGCGGCAAACAATACCGCCAAACCAGCAATACTAAAATACGCCGCACAAGCGGCGATAGCTAAAGACATAAAGAGGGCAAGCCAGCCCATTACAGCAGTACTTTTCATACAGTATTTATTCTAACATATACAGACGATAACTTGCAATATATTATAAATATAGATATGGCTAACATTACTCTAAACTACAAAGGACTTACTGGACAAGGTTATACTCTTGTCATTGATGATGGACAAACTATGTCTCAGCTTCTTACTGCTATCGCAGCAGATGAAGGGTTGAGTTCCGCTTACTACACAATCTGCGAGAGAAACACGAGAGTAATAAACGACATCAATAATAGCGGAGATACCCTCGCATCATTAGGTCTTACTACAGGTGATTACATTGACTGCTGTGCTAAAAATCAAGCAGATAAAGAAAACAACCAACTTATGAGATTAGAGATTGCACAAGAAAAAAGACAAGCAGACGGTGACGATACCGCAACCTTCTTTAGAGAATGGAATACTTATGATGTTTTAGCTCTCGCTCGTCCATACACAGGAAATAGCCTAGTGGACGATAGCACAACTATAAACCCGTTGGTCCCACATAGACCCTGGGTATCTGGTGCAGGGGCTGTTGTTGAAGACCCAAATGATGCAGTTACTGACGCCGACACTGCTCTACAAATTTGGTATGATGGTGCTGATACCGCTACATATATCCCAAGTGCTACAGATGAAGGTCAGATTACACAATGGGCCGATAAATCAGATTATGCACACAACGCAAACAGTACAGGCAGCAGCAAACCAACATACGAAAACACCACGCCACAAAACGGTTACGGCTATGTTGAGTTTGATGGTATTAACGATTACATGGATATCAATCCATTCACTAATATGGCAAGTGCTGCTGGATTCAGTATCTTCGTGGTAGCAAGAGCATTGAGTCTCGCTGGCACATCATACTTGACTACTACCCGTCAAGACGATCTACAAATCTACCACAGTGGCGGCACATGGAATGTTCGTATGGACGATGGAACAAATACACTCACCGGAACAGGAACAAATGCTGGCGATACCACAGACTTCCATATTTTTGCTTTAGTATATGACGGTACTGCGGGAACAGATGCCGCAAACCTAGTATTCCGTTACGATTTAACAACAGATACACTAGGGTTTGCTGGAACAAGAACAACCACAACGAATAGCTTGAATAACGTAATGGTTATCGGCGCGGATAGCGCAAATGCCAATAACTACACAGGATATGTTGCTGAAATCGTTATCTTTGACCGAACACTAAACTCTGTTGAGATTGGAAACGTTGAGAACTACCTAAACAACAAGTGGGCATTGGGTCTATAAGACTTCATATCCTTCGTCGGTTGAATAAACAACCTTTTTAAAATCAAACTCAACAACCGCTTTCATACATCCACGGCACGGCTTGGACAAACCATTCACCCAACCTCTCTTCCTAGATGGGTCTGGTCGCTTTACTCGCTGGACATATAGCGTTGCTTTACTAAAATCTTTGGGACCAAGATGGTTCAACGCTTTTTTGATAGCGTCCGTTTCAGCATGAAGAAACACGGCGTGTTCATTCTTACCATACTTGGCGGCAAACGGATGGGACTTCATTGAGTTATTCCCAACGCTAATAATCTGCCCATTGAGTACAACAGCAGCAACGATACGGGAAGACCTCACAGGCTCAACATCAATAGCCTGTCGTTTGAGAAAGTCAAATAAACGCTTCTCTTTATTAGTAAGTTTCACCGTTCCACTCCCAAAGGTCTACGATATGGTTACCCCAATCCGCTTCGTACACTTCACGGTCAAAACTGAGTCCATCATGGTAATAACCAGAGCATTTGATATCGTCAACCATCTGCCCCGATATAAACTCAAATGGCTTCCGTGCAGCAGTAGGATGAAAACATTCATCCCCTTCTCTATCTTCGTATTTGCAAGTGCCGCATTGACGAGCAATAATCGGCGAAGACAGGATATGCCAGAACTGTTCTTTAGTAAGTTGATCGGGCATATGCCCCTCTTTTGTTAGTGGTTATAGAACTCTTGTTGATCTTTGTACCATTGCTGGTCTTTATAATCGTCTTTCTTTTGTTGATTATAGTCGCCTTGTGTTTTCTTCTTTTCAGTTGGGTCATCTACTGGCATTACCATAGATGTATCGTTCTGTTCTGCTCTGCGTAGTTTTTTGACTAAACGCTTATCTTCACTACTTCTATTGGCGGCGTTGATATGAAACTGTATATGAACCAAAATAAGAATACCAGCCTCAATGCGATAATACAAAACCACAGGGTTCGTACCATTGCTTATTTTATTACTTTTTAGAAGATGAACGTGTTTATAACCTTTCAGTACGCCTTGGTGACCGTAATCCTTATTGTTGTAAGGTTCCTGTGAATCACGAGTCTTTACCGCAATGAACTTCTTCATTGCATCTTCAATGATTTTTTCAGCGGCGGGATGTTTGTCTATGATATCAATCAAAGAATCGATGTAACCATCAGTCTCTTTGATGCCAGTAATGCCTCTGCTCGTTTCTGTTATGAACTCCCATAAACGCATTTATTTTCCAAGTTGCTTACGGCGCTCTGCGATGCGGCTACGGGTATGTTCTAAGAAGTTCTCAGGAGCAATAACTTCCGCTTCCTCAATGCCCTTTTCGGATTCAGCAAGGTAAGCGGCAACTTCTTCTTCATTGACGATAACTTCTTCCACTTCACCAGTGGCTTCGTTGACAACATTCTTTACTTTGACTTCAATCATTGTTTTCTCCTGACTATGTATTTATCATAGCACAGATTTAGGATTTGTCAAGTGGTTTTTTGCGTAATGTTACTTTGAAACTTCCGCCATCTTTGTTCAGTTCAACTTTACGCACTTTAGAATGGTTCTCTGCCCAAATGCGAAACTCTACACGCATCTGACCTTTGCCAGTGATCACTTTGAATGATTTTACACCACGATCATAGGCATCATCCACTTCATCCATAAAGCGTTTCCAGCCATCGTGGGTGTGATATCCGTGAAGGTCAAGTGGCATTAGTCGAACTTCTTGAAAATCCAGATGTGAACCTTCTTGGCGTTCTTACCAAGAGTTTTTTCAGTGAAACCAGTGGGGATATCACCATCCCAACCATTCTTACGAGCCTGTGATTTGGACGGGAACTTGCCCGTGGCGACGGCTACATCAGCCATCGTGAAGTCTTCACCAAAACGAATGAAGGTGGTTTTTTCTTCGGGATCAGGACCAAGAAACAGTTCCACATCTTCGGGGGAAGCATTCTCGTCACAGAAAGTAAAGCTGTTGGGGGGTTCATTCCACATAGATATCTCCATCAATCTGTATACAGTATAGCACAGATTATGATTATGTCAAGCGTTTTTTTGGAAATATTGATAGGCGTATTTCATCATACGCTGTAAAGGTTTGGCGTTTGGTGGGAAGATTTGGCGGTGTTTGTCGTATGTTGGTAGGTCTTCACGGTGTTTTTCGGGGTTTCGTAATACCGCTTCTGGATCAGAAAGTTTGATAACTTCACGGTAAATGTCGTGTCCGTGTGCCATCAACTCTTGTGGGTCACGGAAATAGGTTCTCATAAGGTCACGCTCTTTACCTGTTTTTTCTGCCTTCTTTAGACCTTTCATATAGCCAGATGGTAGTTTGTTATATTTGTCTGCACCCATACGATCACGCTGTTGTAGATGGATTGTTTCATGCTCAAATGTTTTCGTCATCACATCAATGAATGTTTCTGGACCCCAATGCCCATCAATACTATCAGGGTCAAGTATCAGGTCCATTTCGCCACTACCTGTGACTTGTGCGGCTTGGATATACCAATCAACAGCATTTCGTCCAGACTCACCAACATGAACGGTAATGGGTAGGTCTTCTTCCTCAAAGAATGTTTCAAGGATAGAAGCAAGTTCTTCTGGATCGTCTTGGTCGTTATTGTCTTTTAGAAACTCTGCGTATTCACGTGCGGCGTCCTCAACAGCGTATGTGAAACGCTGCATAAACTCTTGATCTGGATCAAGGATGCCTTCGGTGATTTCGTGAAGTCTCATTATCTCATTCCTTTTAGTTTGATATACATAATCTTATGGATGGTTTCGTCATAAGAACCATAAAGGTCTTCAATGATTGCTTTTTGTGTGTCGCCATCTGCTTGGGCGAACTGTGCCCTCAACTGTGTAGCGGAACGCATTGGCTCACCCAATACATCAAAGTCCAGTGTAGGTGCTACACGAATATAACCGTGCTTACTGAACGGTTGCATACTTTCATCGTCAGTCCAAGGCTGGAAATATGGTGCTGAACCATCACGCTTTGGCTTGAACTGGAAACGTGGGTCTTCGTCCATATCCTTCTGTGATACAGCAAATACAACCTTATCAACAGTTTCATCAAAGTTTTGTAAGATTTCTACTGGAACATATGGTTGGCGGCACTGAACGATTTTATCGGCTGGGACACCAGAAAACTCCATCATCATTTTCTTTTCGTCAAATGTGAATGGGGATTTTGGTGGGTCTACCTTTGCTGATGTTGCGATATAAGCATCGCCATAGTTTTGAACGAGGAAATCATATACGCTTGCGTGTCCCTTGTGGAAAGGATGAAAGCGACCAGGATAGATAGCAATAATCTTTGACGGGTTTTCAACCGCATCCATTAGTTTGCGTAAGTATGAAATGTCGCTCATTTTATGTCATCCTTGCTGCACGGTTTGCTTTTGAGAAGTATTCTCGCGGGACTAGTTTTATATCGCCTTCTGGATGGGCTAAGACATAACCTTCGCCGCCGCCTTGTCCAGCAATGCTTTGTTTGACAGTACTACCTTGTGAATCGATATCATAGATTATTTCGTCTTTTGCTTTCATAATGCCACCGACAACTTCCCATAATGCTTTCCATCCAGCACTATTTTCGGAAATGTATTGGGCGATATTTTGTTTCTTTCGTTCACTTAGTTTCGAGTTCTTTAGCCACGCACCAAAATCCTTGCCCATTTCGGTAAGACCTGTATCGACTTTACTATTGGTATAGGCATACAAGACTTGGGGGAAATCAGTTATCTTCAAAGCACGTAACGTATCAGTGTCAAGCATTGTATCAATCGCCGCCGCATCTTTCTTAATAATCTTCTCTAATATATTCAAGCTATCATGTGGAACAAATGGTTCCTTTTCAACGGTAACCGGTGGGACAACCAAAACTTCTTCGCCTTGGAATATGTCATATCCATCCAATGGACTTTCTGTTCCATCTGGCCCAACTTGTCTATGAATAACTACACCAGCTACACTTTTACCTATTTTGTTTCCTAGCTCACTGTCTACGTCAACGCTATACGTTACGATGTTTGGAGTGAAAACGTATTCGCCATTCTTTACTTTCGGTGTAGTGAAATAAAGCATGTCTCCTTTGAAGAATCCACGGTAATCCAACGGAACTGCTCTTTCAAAACTATTGTAGGCAGATTTCATTGCAGCAATAAATGGACCATACCCTTTTGGATTTTTGGCGAAACCGGGGCGGCTCGTTAGCATTTTTTCTAGATGTTCTGCACTCTTTGCCTTACCATCATAACCTTTTGCGGTAAAACCTGATTTATCAGTGAAGATAAAGTTACCTTCTTCATCACGCCCGAAAATAACAGCAGGACTACCATCCCACTTTATAGTAGTATCTTTATGGGAGCCTTTGTCCATATTTCTCAAACTATGCAATGCTCTTATTGCACCCTTACTTCCTTCCCAAAAAACAACATCTTCTGCGTGTTGGATACGGGCAGCTTCCATAAGTAGTTCATCCTCTACGAGTGGATTGGCGAATTCAAAAAATCTCATGGCAGTTCCAGATTGTCTCTTGCAAAAGTTTCTCTGGCGTCTGCTACTAACTCTTGATAATTTGGTCGGTCTTTTATAGCCGTGATAATACCATCAACATCATTTAGATTCTGAATAGGAATACCTAAAGTCTTGCTAATTATTACGGGGTTTTTGCCGCCATCAAGAACAGCATTGGTTTCTCTGTCAACAAGACCGTTCTTGTAACTCCACTTATATCCCATAGTTTTCGCAATGCTTGATAGAAGAATGTGTCTATGAACACCTTTGAACTTACTTTCTTCACCACTGCCTTGCATACTAAACTTTTGCCACTGTGGATTACCAAACATAAAATCGGTTTGTACATATCCATTGACTGGTTCACCATTTATTGGCGTCTTATAATGCACATTGTCGCCACTCTTCTTGATGTCTGTTTTATCAACACCTTTTTGTAAAAGAATTTTTACTAGTGTATCTTTATCTATTTCATTTTCATCAACTGCTAAATCTAAATCGCCACTTGTGTCTTTTTTGCCAGTGGTGCCTAGCATATTGTCAACTAAACTTAGACCAGTTAAATCTTCTAACCAGCGAACAGTTGGTTCTACGTCATCACGATTAATACGTTGTGTCAGCGGATTTTTATCTGCATCCTTGAACACTTTCCCGCCTTCAACTACGAAAGTCTGCGTTTTATTAAAAAGTTCATTCAATAACATAAAGTTATTTATTACTTTTTGCGATAAAAGATATGTTCTCCAATAACCGCAGCAACCTCAAACTTTTTACGCCATACTGGTTTCACCTTCTTGGCGTGATACCATAAAGAACCATTGGTAAAGTCTTTATACTTACCAGCAATAACATCACCCGCGATTTCCCAAGCAGTTCTCCATGATTGAATATCGTAAATCCTATCATGCTTACCATCCAACGCCCAAGAGAACTGTGCTACACGGCGTTTGGTTTTGGCTGAACGGCGGATTTCCCAAACCACTTCACTATAGCTATCGGGGTATTTTTCAGATTTCACACGATTACGAGTCACCAAAGCAACGGCAACTTGACCTTTAAGAGTTTCACCACGGGCTTCGTGATAGATATTACAAGCCAAAGCAATACGCTCACTCTGGCGTTCCTGTTCGCAATCAAGGATTGTTCCCTTTGTTTCTTCCCAAGGAAACGGTTCTGGTAACGGTCCTATTTCAAACACACGTTGAACGGGAACTGCTTCAATAACAGGAGCGTTATCTGGAATAGAAGCAGTAGCCTTTAACGGTCCTACTTCCAATACACGCTCAATAGGAACTGCTTCAATAACAGGAGCGTCATCGGGAATAGAAGCAGTAGCCTTTTCCGAAAACATTTTGGCGGATACTGCTCCAACTACAAAGCTTGCTGTAAGAAGCAAGACTATTTTCTTTGGTGAGTACATCATATATTTACTATACCACATTCCTGTGATATGTCAATATATTATTTTACTTTTTTGTTCCGCCATAGCGGTTGAAACGATATTCTGGAAGGCTATCAAAACCAAACTTTTTGACCTTGAAACCCTTCTTATATGCTTCCAAAGCATACATCATCTTTTCACCACCAGTACGCTCACGCTTCATCGCCTTCGTAATTGACTTTGCTACATTGCGGCGTTCACCCTTTGATACGTAAGTCTTACCTGATGGTTTTTTTCCTTTAGCCATTTTGGACTCCTCTGTAATAAATGTTGATGGATGATTATACCATATAATATGGTATCAGTCAAGTAAAAAGGGAGACTATTTTTAGTCTCCCTTTTGACTAAAATATACTAGAAACTCTACATTTTTAGTATATGTATTCTTTCATATATACTATAATAAACACCTCTTTGATTAGGACACTTTGCCTAAACTATAGACTGTAGGGATCAGCCCCATAATATATCATATATTCCGTCTTACGACTTGTAAGTATTTATCTACGACATAGTATCAACTCCCTTTATACTTGAGTTTTTACTGTATTTCATAGACCATTATACTATAGTTACTTTAGTTTGTCAATAATAAAATGGTGGGTATTCTGTTTCTAGGAACCCACCGAACCCAAGAAGATTATGCCGCTAGGCGGATATCCTCAATAGCATTATCGTTAGATGCTGCGTTTATTGTGTTTGCTTGATTTACGGTCATCGCCTACCGAGAACTCCACTTACCTATTAACTACCTGTCGATCCTAAATATCCGGCCCACAAAGAACACTCCGCAAAATGTGCTTTGTGGACCGGGGGGAAATTGCATCCCCGTCCAGTATAGCGTTGAGTTTGCTTCAACGTTCTAATGTATTTATTATATATCGTCGTGGTAGTCCATGTCAATAGGTTTTTTTGATATTTTTTCGGAAATCATATGCGTCACAGATGTTC